ATTGTTCTCTGTTAACAAGGGGTTAAAGGAGTTTGGCGAATTAATGAAAGAAACCTCTAAGATAGCAGGTGAATCTGTTGGTCAATTCAAGGTGTATGTATCTTTATTACAAGACGAGAACTTAGAGCAAGAAGAAAGAGTTAAGTTGATAAAACAACTAAACGAAGAATACCCAGAATTCAATGCTAGTTTGTTTGAGAGTACAGAGCAACAAGAGAAGCAAAATGAAGCTGTTGAAGACTATATAAAACTACTTAAGCAAAGAGCTAGAGCAGAGGCAGCTATGTCTAAGTTCAGAGAAGCAGAAGCTAAGATATTAGACCTAGAAACTTCTACAGACGCTAGAACAGCACCAATTGAAGCTGAAATAGAGAAGTTAAAAGAACTAGGCTATAATTACGTTCTTTCTACTAATCAAATAAACAGTATAATAAAGGATGGCTACACCACAAAAGAAGATATAACAAACCAAGCAATAGCGTTAAGACAGAATGAAATAAATCAAATAGAAAAAGAGAATGAAAAAGAGATAGAAGCTGAAAAGAAAAAGCAAAAATCACTAGAGAAATATTTTGATGCGGGTTCTTTAAATTCAAGAAGCAGAGGGTCAAGTAAGTCTAAAACTTCAAACAACGCTCCTTTAAGAGCTTTTAAGCAAGGTTCTTTACTTTTAAATACAGAAGAACAATCTTTTAATAACAAGAGAATAGCTCTAAACAGAAGAACGCAAGAGCAAATAATAGAAGACCAAAGAGAGGCTAGTGAGATATCAATAGACATAAAACTTGAAGAGTTTAAGGCAAAAGAGAAAATAAGGTTTGAATCTTATCTTAAAACAGCAAAACTTACAGACGAACAGAAAGAAGAAGCAAAAGAAGATTATTTAGAATCTATAGAACTTGCTGAAAAAGAAGCGGAATCTGTAATAAAAGCTATCCAAAAGGTTAGTCAGAAAAAACAAGAGCTAAGAGAAATAGATCAGGCTAATGCTAAAAAAGACAGAGAAGCAGGCTTAAGTGAAGCAGGTGGTCAAAGTGCTTTAGCTAGATCGGAAACAGAATTAGCTAAGTTAGACTCTCAGAAGGCTCTTGACGATTTGCTTTACGACAACAAAGTAGCTCAATTAAATAGACTTTTAGAACTAGAAACAGAAGACACGGAAAAAAGAAAAGACCTGATAAACGAGTTAGCTATTTATAAGATACAGAAAAGCGATACGGATTTGTTATACGCAAGAAAGGTAGAGGATGCGAAATACGATTTAACCGTTCAAGGCGTAAATGCTATAGCATCAATACTAGGTAAGCAAACGAAAGCGGGTAAGATAGCAGCTGCAACAGCGGCAACGATAAACACTTATCAAGCTATAACAAAAACTTTAGCAGAAACAACAGACCCTACGCCTACGCAATCTCTTAGGATAGCCAACGCAGCGGTTATAGGATTAGCTGGGTTTGCTCAAGTTAAAAACATCCTCTCTACTAACTCTCCAAACTCAAGCGAAGGATCGTCTTCTGGAGGAATAGGAAGTACAACCGTTCAAGCACCCGATTTTAACATCATCGGAAGCTCAGGGACTAATCAACTAGCAGAAGCTATAGGAAGTACTGAGAAGCAAGATATAAGAGCATATGTAGTTACATCAGACATAACTACAAAACAAGCATTAACAAGAAACATTAGAGAATCATCAGAAATATAAAGATATGGATACAATAGAAATGATAATTGACGAGAGTAAAGATTGGAGTGGTGTTATTGAAACACTTGCACTAACAGACACACCTGCAATAGAAGAAGAGTTTATAGCTCTTTCAGCAGAGCCTGTAGAGGTTCTTTTAGCAGAGGTAGACAAAGAGAGAAGAATACTAATGGGAGCTGTTCTAGTGCCTGATAAGAAGATTCTAAGAAAGGGAGATAATGGATATTACAATATTATGTTCTCAGCAGAAACTATCTCAAGAGCATCACAGTTATATCTTGAAAGGGGTAATCAACACAATTCTAACCTAGAGCACGAAATAGAGCTAACAGGACAAACTGTTGTTGAGTCTTGGATTATAGAAGATGAAGTTCATGATAAGTCAAGAAAGTTTGGTATGACACACCCTGTTGGAACATGGATGGTTTCAATGAAAGTTGACAACGATGAAGTGTGGAATGACTATGTAAAACTAGGTAAAGTAAAAGGGTTCTCTATAGAGGGTTTATTCAGTGGTAAAGAAGTAGTTGACAACTCTTATTCAAATGCTTTATCTATATTAAAAGAAGTTGTTGAATCTAAATTAAAAGAAAATGAGCAAGAGAGTTTGTCAATGTAAAAACGGAAGCTATTCTAAGGACTGCTGTGACGATTATTTAGCTCAAGGGATAGGTGAGTTAGATAATCAGTCAGAAGGCTTTATAACGAATGAAAACACCATTAGAACACGTGTTAGAGTTAGAAACGCAACGGACATATAAGAATAGTTAATTTTGTATAATAATCAAATAATATTTTCATGAATAAAGAAAAAGAAGCTAAAGGCATCTTGGAAAAGGTTTTGACTATGCTGTCAGGCGTTGACAAGAAAGCAGAAGTGATGGAAGATGTTGTTGCTGAGGTAGAACTTTCGGAAGAAGCTGTTGAGACAGTTGTTGAAGAGGTTGTTATTGAAGCTACACAAGAAGACGCTCAAGAGGTTATTGAAGAGCCTATTGAGGCAGAGTTATCAGCAGAACCTAAAGTAAATTATGTTACAGCAGAAGACTTTGAAAAGTTTAAAACTGAATTAACAGCTATCGTAAAAGGTAAAGTTGAAGAGGTTGAAGCTGAGAAGGTAGAGTTATCTGAGCAAGTAGTAGAGTTATCTGCACAGCCTGCAACAGAGCCTATTTTACACAGTCCTGAGATGAACACAGAAGGAGTATCTGGGTTTAGATACGCACAAAATAAACCAAAAGGAATGATGGACAACGTTATTGAACAATTATCAAAATATAAATAAAAAAATGGCAACTACAACAACTATTACAACAACTTACGCAGGGGAAAAGCTAAGAGGCTATATCGCAACTGCTTTATTATCTGCTAACTCTATCTCAAACGGAGGGGTTTCAGTAAAGGCTAACGTTAAATTTAGAGACGTTATCAAACAAATGGCATTAGGAACAGATCTTATTAAAGAAGGTTCTTGTGATTTCGATGCTACATCATCTGTTGATTTAACAGAAAGATATCTTGAACCAGAAGAGTTTCAAGTAAATATGCAATTATGTAAGCAAGACTTTAGAGATGATTGGGAAGCAATTTCTATGGGTTACTCTGCTTGGGATAACTTACCTCCAGACTTCGAGACTTATTTCGTAGCTAGGATAATTGCTAGAGTAGCAACAGCAAACGAAAGAATTATCTGGCAAGGCGCTGATGCGGTTGCAGGAGAGTACGCAGGATTCTTAGAATTGTTTGCAGCAGACGCAGATGTGGTTAAATTAGTCGGAACAGCTATCACGGCAGCTAATGTTGTTGATGAATTAGGAAGAGTGGTTGACGCAATTTTACCTCAATTATATGGTAATCCAGACTTATCTATCTATATTCCTCAAAACGTGTACAGAGCTTATGTAAGAGCTTTAGGTGGATTCCAATCAGGAGGTCAAGGTGCAGCAGGTTTCCAAGACAGAGGGAATAACCAAACTTTCGGAGACTTAGTGTTTGACGGAGTTAGATTACTTGTATGTAACGGATTGCCTGATAATACTATCGTAGCAGCAGAATCTTCTAACTTATGGTTTGGAACAGGATTGTTTAACGATCAAAATATGTTGAAAGTAAAAGACATGGAAGATGTTGATTTATCTCAGAATGTAAGATTCGCAATGAGATGGACTGCAACAGTAAACTACGGAATTGGAAGTGAAGTTATCACTTACGTACCAGTATAAAGATTAACTAATGATATCAAAGGGGGATTTCGGTCTCCCTTTTAACTAATAAAATAAATAATATGGCTTGTATTTTAACAACAGGGAGGTCAAAACCTTGTAAAGATGCTGTAGGTGGTATCAGAAAGTTATACTTTGTTGATTTTGGACAGCTTGGTGAAGTAACCGAGGTTGAAGACGAAATCACAGAGATTGACGGAACGTTTACTTACTATGAGTATGATGTAAAAGGAAACTCAGAACTAACTCAGAATATTAACTCTTCTCTTGAGAATGGTACTACATTCTTTGAACAGGTTGTTAGTGCTACTTTTACTAAAGAATTAAAACTAATGGTTTACGGTCAACCTCATGTATTCGTTGAAGACTACAAAGGTAACGTAATGTGTGTTGGTCTTGAAAATGGAGCTGATGTAACAGAAGGAACAGCGGTAACAGGAACAGCAATGGGAGACCTTAACGGATATACTCTTTCATTAACGGCTAACGAAGTGTGCTTTGCTAACTTTGTAGACCCTGCTTTAAACGTAGGTGGTTTCTTACAAGGAATCGTAGGTACTGCAACAGCAGGATCTCAGAGAGACCCAGAGTAATAGTAATTTTTTATCACAGTACAATCAAAGGTGTCTTCGGATGCCTTTTTTTGGCTCGAAACGTGAGTATGGCATTAGTTAATTTTACATGATAGTACTAACCACGTCAACTGACGCACAAACAATAACATTTATACCAAGAAAGTATCTACTTGCAGGTAAACTTGTTCTTACTAGAAAAGACGAGAGAGATGTTATTATACTCTCTGCTGAATTCAATAGGGTTGATAACTATATAGACGCAACAGCAATATTTAATCTCACAGAAGGAAGTAGGTATTCTCTTAGAGTTGTTTCTTCTAGTTCTGATTTCTTTGCTAGAGTAGAAGCTGATTATGGAATTATAGAAGCAGAAGATTGCGTTGACGACTTCCTTGACAATTCAATAGGGTCAGAAGAGGTTTTATATAGAGATATAATTCTATGTACAGACCAAACAGAATACGATAGATACAATATCCAGAAAGGAGAATACATTGAAGCAGAAACAACCGATAACGAATATGTTGTTGTAAACGATTAGACATGAGCAGAAGAAATCATAAGAAAACATTAGCTACAAAAGACAACGGAGCTATTCATATAGTTGAAATGTCTTCACATACAAGACCAGAGGTTACTGAAAACGCAGGACAGGATTGGATTGAGTATGGTGCTGATAACGACTATTACACTTACCTTATAAATAGATATAACGGTAGTGCGACGAACAACGCTGCTATAAACGGTATTGTTGAGATGATATACGGAAAAGGTATTGAGGTTATTGAAGGAGAAGACTCTGATTTGTCAAAGAAAGTAAAGAAACTATTTCCTAAAGAAGACACTAGAAGAATATGTAATGACTTCTATACACTAGGAGGTGGTGCTTGTCAGGTTATATATTCAAAGAGCGGTAAAGAGATTATGCCAATAGTTCATATGCCTGCTGAAACATTAAGAGCAGAGAAAGCAATTGATGGTGTTATAAGAGGATATTACTATTCACCTGATTGGAGTCAAGCAACAAGAGCGGGTAAGAACGCTCCAAAGAGATATCCTTCATTTGGTTACGGAAATGGAAAACAAGTAGAGATACTATTCATAAAGCCTTATAAAGCAGGTTACTTCTATTACTCTCCTGTATCTTATCAAGGAGGTATTCAGTACGCTGAACTAGAAGAAGAAATAGCTAACTACCATATAAACAACATAAAGAATGGATTATCTCCAAGTATGTTAATTAACTTTAACAATGGAGTTCCTTCGCCAGAAGATAGGTCAAAGATAGAAAAGAGTATTATCGATAAGTTTGGTGGATCATCAAATAGCGGTAAGTTTATTCTTGCTTTTAACGACAGTAGAGAGTTAGCAGCTTCAATAGAGCCTGTTATCTTATCTGATGCCGCAGAACAATATCAATTCCTAGCAGACGAATCTCGTAATAAGATTATGGTTTCTCATAGGATTGTGTCAGGAATGATAGTTGGTATAAAAGAACAGACTGGATTAGGAAACAATGCTGAGGAGTTACAAACAGCATCAACTCTTATGGACAATATAGTTATTAGACCTTATCAAGTAACTATATTAGATGCTTTTGAGAAGATACTTGACTACAACGGAATGGAAGACGAAGAGCTTTACTTTAAGACGTTACAGCCTCTTGAATTTACTAACCTAGAGAACGCTATCACAGAGGAAGAGATAGAGCGTGAAACAGGTCAGAAAGGAGCTAAAACAGATACAGGAATGGTAACAGAACAAGATATATAACATGGCTAAAGCATTATTCATAAAAACCTCTGACATTGTAAAGAAGACTTCTTTATCAGGTAGTGTTGATTCAAATAAGTTTCTACAATATGTAGAGGTAGCTCAAGAGATTCATGTACAGAACTTGCTTGGTACAGATTTATACGACAAGATAAGCAGTGATATTGTAGGAGGTACTTTGTCAGGAGATTATAAAGACCTTGTTGATGATTATATTAAACCTATTCTTATTAACTACGGTATGGTTGAGTATTTAGGTTTTGCACAGTACGAGATAAGTAACGCAGGGATATACAAACACCGTATAGAAACCTCTGAGACGGCTTCAAAAGAAGAAGTGGACTATCTTGTTGGGAAACATAAGAACTACGCCGACTACTACTCTGATAGGCTTATAGAGTATTTATGCATGAACGGAACAAGAGCTAAGTTTCCAGAGTACTATACAAATAGCGGAAATGATATTAAACCAGATAAACAAGTAACATATACTCCATGGAATCTAAGATAAGAACTTACAAACCGAAACAAGGAAACGAAAACAAACTAAAAGTATATCTAAAAAAAATAGAAGATGTCAAACAACACAGAGTGGGGTCAAGCTCACGTAAATAACGAAATAGGGTACGGACAAGGATCAGCAAACAACACTATAGGCTGGGGCTCTATCTACTTGCTTTCTTGGAGTGGAGATACGTTTCTTGAAGGTCTTAGTCAAGACGCTATAATCTTTAAAGATAGAGTTGTTTCTGATGGAGGTATTGTAGAGTCTTTGTACTGTGTTAGTCAATCAATTAAATAAAAATATATTATGAGTAAAGCATTTACATACATACCAAGCGCATATAAAGCAGGAATAGCATATGTACCTATACCAAATACAGCGGCAGGGGATTACAAACTTACAAGAAACAGTATAGCCACAAGAGTAAACGAGAACGGAGATACTGTAAATGTACCAATAGACACACCTGTAATAGATTATTCTGATGGGGGTTGCCCTGTACTTGTGTTAGACGGTGATATTTGCGGAAACTCCCAACAAGTCTACAACCCTAATTCATTGGTTTGGAAGTTGAATATGGCGGCTTTAAGTAATGATGCTATTACTAATTCAGAGGAAATATCTATAAATAACGGAGTGTCAAGTAACAGGTTTTATTCTAGGCTGGTTGATGGTGATGGGTTCAGGGTTGGTGTTGTTACTGATAACGTAAATCAAGGAAGTTTAACCGTGCCTGTAGGCAACACTGGTGATTATAACCAATACGACATACTAGAAGAAAACGGAAATATAAAAATCAAAGTCAATGGGATATACTCAGGAAATATAGATGGGTTTACGATGCCTGCCGTTTTGAATAATAAACAATATTCAGAAGGAAATTCATTAGACTTCAAGGGCAAAATAAAGTCAGACACAGTTTCAGAAGATTTAACATCTTTTAACTCTACAGAACTATCTATAAACGATATTTTAATAAACTCTAAATTAACTATACGATAATGGCAAAGATATTTAAATGGAATCCTAACCAAACAGCAACGGGTACAGGTGTTAGTGTAGCGACCGTAGAAGATACGGCAACGGGAATTGTTGAGGGTGTTGGAATGGGGTGTGAAAGAATAGCTACAAAGACAGCTACAGGAAGAGATGGTATATTATATTCAACGCTGACAAAAGAACCTGCAATGACTTTGAAAGATAGTGTACTTGTTGCTAGTTTGGAGGGTGAGAGTGCTAATTTATATACTTACAGCGAAGATTTTAGTCAAAGCTATTGGAATAAATCCAACGTATCTATAGATTATGGATACACTTCTCCTGATGGTAAAAACACAGCCACAAAAGTAACCATAACAGGAAGTGGATTTATCGCTGTCTACAACACCCAAGACCAACTAGGAAATCAAGTAGATTGTAGTTTTTATGTAAAATCAAACAACGGTACTAATCAAGCAGGGATTAGAATAGGAAATACAACTATTCCAATATCTTTATCTAATGAATGGGAAAGATACGAAAGCGACTCAATATCGGATAACAATGTATATGGATTGACTTTTACAGGGGATATAGGAGATGTTTTTTATATATACGGTGCTCAATTAGAGATAGCGAAAAAAGCGACATCCTACATTCCAACAAACGGCTCTACCCAAACAAGAGATGCAGACGTAGGATTTAAAACTCCGGATATTTCTTCTTTGATTAATTTGAATAGTGGAGTTTTAGAGGTTGAAATGGCTGCTTTGGTTAATGGCGCAACCAATAGAAGGATTTCATTAAACGATGGATCGAGCGACAATAAGATTGATTTTTACTTCAATACGTCATTAGATAGAGTGTCTGTCAGGTTAAACGTAGGAGGCATAGTAACGATTGCTCAAAACATAGATAATGTTGTCCAGACAGATTTAAATACCTATAAATTGGGATATAAAAGCGGGGAAGTTTATTTGGATATAAATGGAATTAACGTTTGGACTGATAATACTATTTTCGCTTTTGCTAAAGACATTAACAATATACGTTTTTCAGATCCTGCTGATGTTCAACATTTAGAAGCAAATATAAACTATTTAAAATTCACATCAAATGACTAGAATAAAACAACCTAAAATAAGTAAACATCTTTTCGACACAGAAGAAGAAGCGTTAAGCGTTGTAGATAGTTTTAAGCACGTTTTAAGCGAAGATGGAGAGATTTTAACACCTTGCTATCATAAAACAATGGGACTTAAAGCAGAGGTAACTAAAACGGTTTACGAGAAAGAAACGGTACAAATCTTAAACGAAGAAACAGGTAAGAATGAATCTTGGGAAATAGACACAGATGAAGTTATTCAAGAATCTTATCCAACAGGTAAATGGCAGTTAGATATTCTTTGGTTTTTTGAAGAGGACGAAGAGTTTAAAGTTGGAGAAGATTTGGAATCGTCTAAAATAGATTTATGCCATGAAGGTAATCATGGATTAGCAGGTTACAGTTATTTAAAAAATAAAATATAATAATTAAATTCAATAAAAATGGCAACAAGAACAACAAGAACAGTATCTCCAAGTAGAAAAAAAGGATCTAAAAAAAGAAGCTAATTGATTAAATCTATAAGAACATTTCTTTACTTATTAGCTATGACTTTGTTTGTAACTAATTACGGTATATGTCAGTATCTATATCCTGCTATGGATGATTTATCATGCGATAAGTGGTGGGAAACTAACTCTTGCATATACGGTATTACTATTGCACTGCTACTGCTAGCTTCTACGCTAAAAGAAAGAGGTGTTCTTAGATTTATTCTTGATATTGGAGCTGGATTTGCAGTGTCTAATGTTATTGACAGAATGTATTTTAACACAACACAGTTTAACAAGTCAGACTATATTATGATAGCTCTAACTGTACTTATAGCTGTATTAGATTATAAGAAAAATGAACACACCACCAACAACTAATCTGTTACTACAGAACTTGATAGAATCAAACAAAGAAAGACACGATGAAGAGAAGGTGCGTGCAGAGAAACAATTAGAAGAAGCTCTAAGAGTAAGCAATAGACTAAACGAGCAACAAGGAGACATTACAAAGATACTAAGCTATCTTGAGGTAAACAGACATACAGGAGAAGAAGGACTTGTAAAGCAAGTAAACAGAATGGAAGGGCAACTAGAACGACTTGAGCACAAAACAGACAAAAAGATATGGATGTTTTCAACTATAGTTACAGGTCTTGTATTAGCTTTAAAATGGATATTCGCAAAGATAATATGAAACTAACAACTAACTTTAGCAAGCATGAATTTGATTGTAGTGATGGCAGTGAAATGCCAGATGATGTATTGGCGAATACACGAGTTCTTGCTAGTTATTTACAGGTTATAAGAGATACTATTGGTGTTTCAATAAATGTGAATAGCTCTTATCGATCTCTTCAATTCAATAGGTCTATTGGAAGTAAAGACACTTCTCAACACGTAACAGGGAAAGCAGCAGACTTATCCGTGAATTCAATAACCCCTGAGCATTTATACGATGTTATAGAATATCTTATAGAATGGGATTTTATTCCAGAAGGAGGTTTAGGATTATATGATACATTTGTCCACTATGACATCAGAGGCTACAAAGCTAGGTGGGACAACAGAAAAACAGAATAAAACAAAAAGCTATGGAAAGAAACACGAGTACACCACATGAAAGCAACGATCCGTTCCCAAGTGGAGAGGGTGTTGGAAATGTAACACATGAAAACACAGAAAAAGAAATAAAGAATACTAGCTACAGAGTAGTTCCTGATGATATATCAGCAGTTCAGTTTGATGACGATGAGATATTCAGCAAGGAAGGAGCTATAGCGTATGACGTTACAATAAACAAACCTAAATACTATGACGGTAACTCTTGGGTTATGTTTGAAGGAGGAACTAGTCCTTATGAATTAGTTAACAGAATACTTGTAACTCAAGAAAATGCAGACTCTACGCTAGGAGGTGTAATAGATAGTACTAAAGAGTATTTTCTTGACGGTATTATTGACATGGGATCTAATCAGATAACCATACCAATAGGAGGTATAAATATAAAAGGCTACGACTTTAATATAAGTGGATTGACAAGCTCAGAAGATAATTACACTATGTTTGTTTCTGAAAGTATAGCTATAGGTAGTGGGGACGTCTTAGGACAAGATTACTTTATCGAAGTAAA